ATTTTTTCAGCTAATGCAGACTTGATACTTTCACTTTTAACCAATTGTTCATCTAATTCGATACTTTTTTCTAACATTTCAGCATATTTCATTTTTGTAGCTCCTCGATTAATTTATTTTTTTTTCGATCTAATTCTAAAGCTTTTCTAACTGATTTAGACACAATATCTTCTATTTCTTGATCCTTCATAGCTAAACTTTTGACAGAATCAATAGTCGCCTGTTCGTTAGCCGGAACAGTCACGATTGACGTTTCCACTACATCCGCCTCCTTGATTCGCCAAGAACCGAACGGGCGTTTGGGGTCAATAGGCTCATAGTCTTTAACTGCGAATCCGATCGACATAGCGGATAATGCCCCCATTTTGATAAGATCGTAGACTTTTGAAGCTTGTGGGTCATTCAGGTTAAAGTAACCTTTAACTCTCAATCCTTTTGAGTCTTTTGAAATGTCAAGTTTCCCGATAACATTATCTCGATTATGATTGAACAGCATCGGAATTGTTCCTGTTTTAGCCAAAGTTCCGTCAAATGCCCCTCGTTCGATCACGTCACCTTCTCTATCCGAATTGCCGAATGTGCTAGCATAACCCTCAAAGTGTGAATCTGAATCATCTACACTTTTGATGTTAAAGTCCTTCATTCTCATTATTCTCACCTCCTCCACTGGTCAAATCGACCGCATTTGAGTTCGTTCTAAAGATGTCGCCACCTATATAACCTGATTTATCAATAATTTCACGACATTCGTTTGTGTTCAGAATGCCTGCCCAAACCGTTTCTTTGAAGAAAGAAGTTAGGTCTTTCAGGCTTGAAACGGCGTACATATCAAGTTTATAGATTAGCCTGTGACCTTGAGTCCTAGCTGTTCTAGTGAAGTACTTCCTTGATATCTCTTCTTGTATTGATCTGATGTATACACTCAACACAGACTGCACATAAGCTCTGTACTGCTCTTCTGTGTAGTCGCAAGTGAACAAGTGTTCATTTAGCCCAAATGCTTCATAAAGTTGACCTTTTAAGAACTCTAGCTCTTCTTTGGATGCTAGACCGTACGTGTTTTTCAATTCTTGAAACTCTTCTCCTGCGTCAAGATAGCCTATACCGCCCTTTTTAGCAACATCAAGGATGTTCGATACTCTACTTTCAGCTCTAGCCTTCATTTCCCCATCTTGAATTTTAGTCGGAAACTTTAAAAGTCCGCTCAGGTCTTTGTCATGCTCGTTGACACGCTCCGAAATAGCTCTTAAAGCATCGTTTATCAGTCTGGTTATTTGTCCAAGTTGATTGCTAATGTTCGATTTTGGATTCTCGAATATCCACACATCATCAAGCGAAAGCGTGTAATCTAAGCCTTCTGAATTGAAATAAATGTAGTTATCATCATAATCAAAACTAGATTCGATTATTTTTAGCGATTGAATACGTCCGCTAATAAAAACTGGAAGTACAACAACCACGCCGTTTTCTAACATATTTCTTACAACTCGTGACCAAAAAATAATCGGCGTTTCTAGTTTATTCGGTGACACGCTAAGAACATTAGTCAAATCTGATAATTCTTGTTTTTCATATGTCTTTAAACCGTCAACTTCTCGAACAACGACATGACTAAATTCAGACATAGCAACGTCTGTGGCGATACGATTGAATATGTTGTCCAGTTGTAGACTGTTAGTCTGCCAATAAGCTCTTTCGCTTCTAGGGACGTGTTTGAAAGCTCTATAATTTTTGACTGGGAAAATGTAACTTTTAATTTTGTTTAAAAATCCCATCTTATCTTATCACCACCTTTATTTAGAAATAATAGTCAAGTTCTTCTTTGTTGTTTTCGTAAGCAATAAACGCATCTAGTTGACTTGCGAAAACGTCAATCTTGTTTTTAGCTTTCGCTTTGTTCGGGAAAATATTTTGGTTAGCGTCAACTTTCACATTAACGTTGCCGTGACACCATTTAGAAATTGGATCATTAAATACTATATTACCACTTTTAAGCTTACTTTTGTAGATTTTAAGTGGATTAGATAAACTTTTCACCGTTTGAGGAATAACTTTAGTGATATCGCCGTAGTAATTCTGGAAATATCGTACTATGTCGCCAGCATCCCAATTATCGTACCCAACACAAACAGGTAAAATGTAGTTTATTTCCATGAAATCTTTTAGATAGTCAAAGATGTATAAACTATCATTGTTTTCTTTTTCGTGGATATGCAAATGACCCTCAACTTCCCAAGACTCATACTGTTTTCTTTGAGAAGGCGGACGCTCTTCTATCACGCAACGGGGCATAAACTTTATATTCTTAAATAATCGTCTGTCTCCATCAACGATCATGAAAGAGACTGAACATATGTCATTAACGGATGATAAATCTAAGCCTAGGATACATTTAGCCTTCCTGTAGTCATTTCCTATGAATAACGAGTTGTCAAACTGTTCTTTGTTCCCTTCGCATTCTTCGTTCGTGAAATAAGATAGGTAATTATTTGTAGGTATGTTGAAAGTTTTAGCAAGTATCTCCGATTGTTTGACTGGATCATTCTTAGCCATTTCAATGTCACGAGCTATAGTTTCACGCTCTGTGGTTATTCCTAGCATAAACATAGCTTTCCCCCATTTTTCTGGTTCGTTAACTTCTGATATGTCGTCTAATTTGTAAATAAAAGGCATGACAGTATCATTAGCTACTTTATCTTCTAATATATCTATCCATTGATTGTAATACCTGTCGAAAACTTTGTCACGTTTTGTCCCATTTGTAGTTATATACCACGTCATCCAGTTTTTTCGTTTTCGACTGCTACCATCATTCACCACTTTCAGAAAGTCCTCTTCGTACGTATGCACTTCATCGAAAATATTGTAGTGGGCATTAGTTCCATCTAGCGAATCATAGTCGCTTGTTTTAATTGACATTAACGAGTTGGTTTCTCGATACAATATACCTTGTTTTGTACTGCTTAACATGTCCATATCTTTTAACATCCCGATTAGCGAATCTTTCCTACTCGCCATCGCACGACAAGCATTAAAGAGATAACCAGCTTGTTCCCTGTTAAAAGCTAACATTTGGACGTCAGCACCGTACTCCCCATCTGCTATCTGTCCAACGCTACCTACACCACCAGCCATTGTGGTTTTTCCTTGACCACGTGGGAAAACCATCGCAACTTCATGTATCAGACGTCTCATTTCCTTAGTTTTGTAATTTTCCAAAGTTTGTGGATCAGTTTTAGATACTTCTTCATTGACATAGAAGCCCCAGCAAACTTCTAACATTGCTTTTTGTGGCAATGCTAACTTTAACTTAGTATTTATCCCTTTTGTATTAGAACATTCTTCTTCTATGAAGTCTATACGTCTATCTGACTCGTCTTGTTTAAAAATATACTCTTTTTTAAAGCGTTCTACACGTTTTCTAGCTAATTTCATTTCCTTACAAAGCAACACTTTCCCTTTATCAACCAATTCCATGTACTGATCCCAGTACCTCATCTTAACTTCCATATTTTGACAACTTCTCCTTTATCATCTCAGCCATTTCATTTTGTTCTGGCGAAAGACGTTCGATAGCGTTGATTATAGTTATATTTGCCTTTTGGTATTTTTCGATAAAGTCAAGTAGGAACTTTTCTGGTATCTCGTTGTTGTACATCTGATCAGCTGTCTTCAACTCGAGAAATTCTATCTTCTTAATATTATTGTTGTATTGTTCTTTAAGATTAGACAATTCTATTTTATCTTCTTCACGTATTTTGATAAATTTGTCAATTGAAATAGGTATCACTGAATCAGAAAGTTCGTCTATTTGTCTATCAGACATTCTATTAAACGACTTTAACCTTAATCTATTCAACTTTTCTAGTTCTTTGAAATGTGTTTGAGAGACGTTATCGCTAGTTTCTTCGACTATTCCTAGCTTTTTCCGCCATCTATAAACAGTCTGACGATTGGCGTTAAGCCTCAAACAAGCTTCTGATAATTTCATCTGACGAGCCTCCTTCCTTCGATTTTTTTGTAACAAAAACGTTTTTTGATGGGAGAGAGTCACGGAAAAC